GCAAATTCTTCGGGTTGGGAAAAAGCAAATGTAGTGGTTTTGATATTTCCTGAGATAGCTTTTCGGCTTTTCTTTAATAAAAAATAATCAATTACACCTCCAGTTTGTTGGTATACTGATACTGTAGTAGGATCTATTGAAGATGAAACTGCAAAATTTATAGGATCTTCAATAATAAAATTAATGTTACTATTGTTCTGTGATTGAACTTGTGTATTAGCTGGGATTGTTATAGTATAACTATAATCGGGGATTTGTTGACCACTAGACCATAAAGCTGGGATTTGTTGGTAAAAATCAATATTAGTAGTTGCAGTAGCCGTTATTCTAGGTTTATAACCAAACATATAAGCTAAATCATACAAATTACTTGTTTCTCTAGCATATTGGATAAAGGTTTCTTGGAATTGGTTATCTTGATAAAAAGATAAAACATCACCTACATAAGCAGCCATTTCCATAAACATCATACCAGGGGATGCTTCTGTAAAGTCATTATATGTGTTTGGAAAATATGTACGAGAATAATCAATTAGAGCTTGTCTAAGAGTAGAAAAGTCTCTATTAATATATTTTATGTTACGAGTAACTGCCATTTTATAAGTTTAATGTTAATTCTCCAGAGATTGTAGTATTAATAACGTTGTAAAATATCTGAACTGTAATTATATTATAGTCGGGTTGTGATAATACATCTAATCTTTGAACATTTACTGTAGGAAAATTTTGAGCAAGTTTATTTTGTATATCTTGCTTTATACCATCTAAGCTATCATTAGAAATTTGATCAAAAATATATTGACGTAAATTTCCACCATAAGTTGGGTTTAAGGGCCTTTCACCAGTATTAGTTAAAAAATAATCTATTAAATTAGCTTTTATAGCTTCACCTGTAGTAAATGTAGATTTAAAACAAGCAGGGCCATTAAAAGGTAACGCTACCCCTACCGCTCTACCAGGACGGAAATCAATTGGTGGGATTTGTTGAGCGTTATATGGCATTATTTTTTATTCATTAATCCCATAATCATGTCTAAACCTACATTACCATCAGGTAATTTAGACCCATCAGCCATAGTATTCATTCCAGGGGCTATTTGGAGTGTATTAGTATCTACTCCCATACCTCTAGCATCAGCTGATGTAAATGATATAGTTTTCATTTCATTTAGCATATCAGCATAAATTGCTTTTTTTTCAGCGTATGATTTTTCAGATTGAGTTGTATTAGCATTAACAGTTACAGGATGCATTTGATAAGCTTCCTGAATTGGTGTTTTAGGTGAACGAACTGCTTCCAAAAGGATATCTTTTAATTCCTCTTGAATAGCTTCTTTTACGGCTTCTTTAATTAAGTTTTTTAATTCCGTGGTTTTCATATGTTATAAATATTGATTTAGTAAGCTTTTAAATTATCTCGGTCAATTATTAATTTAAGTTCCTCAACTAAAACTTGAGGATCTGAGGCAAATGATAATTCTGTAGATATTAAAGTTATACCATCTGCATTTTTACCTACTGCTCTGTTTCTATTAACAGTATCAGTATAAGGGAAGGTTTCAATTTCCAATCTAAAACCTTTATAAGTGTTTCCATCTGCTATAACTTGATTAGCAGTATCAGACAATACGCTATCTGAAAATTTAACTAAACTATTTTCTAATTCAGGATTACAAGTTGTTATTAACTGGTCAAACGCCCCCAATATTGCTATAAGTTTAGTTAATAAATTAGAAAACATGTTTATAGGGACTGAGATATTAGATACGGGGGCTTGAAGTTTTGGGAGACGAGCTTCTCCATTAAAATCAAATTTTAAAGATTCATTTATAGTATCTATATCTTTAGCTACTGAAACTACAGAACCAGGAATTAATGGAATTACTTTAATAGCTTGATTAATTATAAAACTAGTTAAAGTTAGTACTTCAGAAGTTTGTTGTAAAAAATTAGCTAAATCTCCTGAAATATTAACTGTTCCTTTAATATTATCAACTTTAGTTTGTTGGTTGTTTAAAAAATTAACTAAATTATTTCTTTTATCTAAGATAGATTGTAATGTAGCTGGGGTTGGGCAAGCTAATTGTTTTAAATTGTCTAAATCTTCAGTTGATAAATTTTGAGGGTCAGGTAAACCAAGAGCTGCTGCTTTAGTTTTAGCACTATCTAATAGTTTTTGTTTAGTTTCTTCAAATTTTTCTATTCCAGCCTCTCGAATCATATTAAATATAAGAGGTAAAGAAATTTTTAAAGTAGTTTTAATTAGACGAGTTAAAAAATTAGGTAATTTTTGAATACCTTTAGGTTTTTGATCTTCAGGTATTTCTTGTTCTAATTGTTGAACATCTTCTTTAACTAAATCAATTTTTTCTTTCTTTTCAGCTTTTTTAGCTTTTTGTTGTTCCCTATATTGCTTTAATTTTTTAGGTGATTTTTTAGCTTCACTGTTTACTTTTTCGCGTTTGGCTTGTTGTCTAACTAAACGTTTCCACTCTAAAAACTGAAGTTCATTCCATTGGGATGGGGGTAGAATGTTAAGTTTATTTTCAATATCCCCAATTTTAATAAAAAACGTGTTTACTTCTTCTTGAGTAGGGAGAGGTAATTCAGGTAAATTAATTCCAGCTGCTTCTAAAATAATATCAGAAAAAGATTGACTCGCAACTGTTTCTAATGTTGTAAGTGTATCTTTTGTTTGTTGTAATCTTTGTAAAAAGCTAGCCATTATTCAACTTTTACAAATTCTGATTTAACATCTTCTAATTGAGCTATATAACCACTTAAATTTTCTTGAACAGCAGAAGCTATAGTAGCTAGAGCACCTAATCCAGTTTCTGTAGGACGGGTTACTTGTTGACTCATTACACTTAAAAGAGTACTAATATCAGTAAAAATATCTTTTAAAAGTTCTACAGTTGAATCACCTAATAAAACAGATTCATTAGCATCTTTAGACCCTAAAAAGATTTCACCAGCTTGAACTACAAATGGACCCGTTACATCTATATTAACAGATTGAACAGCATTTAAATTAATTGACTTTTTAGAAGAAAACATTAAATGATCTTCTGTAGTATTAAACATTAAACGCCCAGAGTTGATTATAATTTGTTTACCTGCGTATTGGTTTGGGGCAGTAGGGGCATTTTGTAGTTGGTAACTATCATAAAATGTAGAAGAAGCTTCTATAGGTACTTGTTGAGTAGATGTTAACCAAATATCTGATAGATCTTTATTAATATCTTCTACAGTTAAGGATTGAGCACTACCTGTAAGATTAAAATTTTGACCGTTTCTAATAATAGTAATTGGATCTCCATTTCCAGAATTATTAGACCATACATTTAAAGGAATTCCTTCTAATATGTTAGTACTTCCAAATCTTATACTATTGCCCCATCTACCTTCAAAAATTACATCTCCTTCAAAGGGATATAAAGGGAATATATTACTTTTTTCGGGAAAATAAACACCAGGTTTAAAAGTAGAAGTTGGATTTACTGAGCTTTGATTAGGAGATCCTGCTTCAATTTGGGCTATACTTTTATTAGTTGTAGGAGAACTAATATTAGTATAGGGATTAGGTGTTGGATTAGTATTTACATTACCCCATAAACAAGTAGGAGTAAAATAATAATAAGTTACTCCTCCAGGGTTTTGAGAATATTTATTTATAGGACCTGTAACTATAAAAACTGTTTCGTTTTTTAAAGGATAATTTTTTATATTAGGAAATAATGGGGAAGCATTCACTATTTGAGCGCCCTGGAGGGTTGCTTTGACTTCCATTATTTCAACAGATACCTTTCCGTTAGATAAAGTATTGGTTTGATCTACATTTACTACTCTACCATATAAGAATTGGGAAGCAAGTTGCCTTTGAGCGTCTTCACTTCCACGATTTCTATTATTATTACCCCCAAAAACACCCATTATTTATTTTTTTGGATTTTTTCTATCTCATCCAGTAATTGGGATTTTTCTTCTTCGCTAATTCCTAATCCACCATCTTCAGCAGTATTATTTAAAGCGCGTTGAACTAATGTTGCCATTTTAATTAAGGCATCATCGTTTTTAACACCAATTTCTAGGTATTCTTTAATTAAAGGTACAATAAGGGTAGCATCACCAATGTCAGAAACCATTGGTTTTAATTCGGAAATAAGCGCTGATACCTGCGATTCACGGCGTTTTTGGTTATTATAGATTTCCTCGAGTAAGTCCGAGAATTTCTTTTTACCAAAAACTACTTTATCAAATTGTTGGCTCATATTTATGGCATTTATTTTTTATAAATATGAACTATTTAAACTTTACATACCCGTTTTCTAAATAGAATATATAATTAATTTTAAATATATCGTAAAGTTGATCAGCTATTTTAGTAATTTTGGGAGTTTTGGCATCAACCATTTCACGAATATATATGTAGAGTGCTTTTTTATTAAACACATCTATCTCATCTCGTTTACGGAATAGTTCAAGAATTGCATCTGCAATAGCAGCATCTTTATCTTTAGGAAATAACTCAAATATATTTTCTGTACAATGTATTACAAATAAATTTATAAACTGGGTTAATGGGTCATTTAAATAATTAGTATCATCTAAACTATAAGAGTGATTATCATCTTTATAAAGTTCTTCTACTGGAACTTTATCTATACGTTTTTTATAATTCTTTTGATTAGATATAATTAAATATCTTTTAACTATAGTACCAAAATAAGAATATGCTTTCGCTCCTCTAGTAGGATCAAAGTGGTGCATTTTAGTAAGTAAAAAAGTAATGACCTCATGTTGGAGGTCTTCAATATTTTCTACTTCTGTATAGTAAAATTTAAAAGTATGAATTATATTTTCCGTTAATTTAAAAAACGCGTAATGAATTCGCTCGTGATATACTTTTTCTTTATGTGGGAATGAAGTTGAATTATTATATTCAACTATAGCATTCTCAGTGTCCTGAGTAAAGTAGTTTTTATCCTGTGATTTTTTAGGCATATAAGATATCAGTATTTACGGAGTTGGAACTCGTTTAAGATATCTTGTAATTGCTTAATAGCTTGAAAGAAAAAACCTACTTCATCATCACTTTTAAAGGTACCACGTGAATCAATGTCCTTTAATCTTTTGTCTGAAACCTCTATTATTCGCGAAATTTTATCTAAGTAATTTAGATAACCTCCCAAGATATCTTCTTGTTTTTCGTTTTTACGTAAAAGGTTAAAAGTCGCGTATCCTAAGACCGCGACTAAAACTGATAGAATAATTACTAAGTATATCATAGATTATCTAATAAATTTTTTAATCCTTCACTTTTAATTGAACTGAGTGCTTTTTGTTTAGCAGCCGCAGGAACAAACCTTCGGGTTTCTTTATTAGAGGTATCCTTAACAGATTTATTACCCTGGAATTTAGGTAACCATTCACGCTCAAACTCAATACGAGCAGCCATCATATCAGCAAAGTGAAGAACAAATGGGAGGCAAGTACGTGGTTTTTGCTCTGGCATATAAGTTATAAGATATTTCTTGTTTGCCTCATCGTATAAACCATCGTGTGTTTGAATCGCTAACATCTCATTAAACGTATACTGGATACCCTGTGATTGGAGCATGAACAAACCACGGTCTGGAACCGAAGCAAATGCGAGTTTAGTATTAAACATATAGTCTTCACCCAACTTATCCCTACGCCATTGATCAGTTTGGGGGATATATGACTCATGGTCTTCGTCTCCCATCTTACCCAAATCATGGTTAATAGCAGCAAA